CGCGTTCTACGCGGCTATTCGCATGAAAAGAAAGTTACATATGAGAAATTGCCTAAAGAGGTTACTAATTTGTTGTCTGTTGTCGCTGAGTTAAAAGATGATGGTGATTATTATTTTTCAAGTCCTGATAAAACAAAAGTTGAGTCTGAGAGCAGTACTGTTTTTAGATTCCTTTCAGGTGTTGGGTCAACGGACCCGGCTGTTTTGGAAGTAATTGTTAACTGTCGAATCTTTTATAAAAGTGTTTTTGGCAAAGATATTCCTTGCAAAGTTGGGTATCTTGTTGATAACATGGCAGATTTTTGGAAAGCGATGTCCGCATCTGCTCTTAAGGACGATTGAGGAGTGGCAGGAAAACATTATCACAATTTTGAAAGATGTGTTAATTTTTCCACCGTTTATGAAGCTGCCTTACAAGCAGCCTCTCCCAAAGTTTATGAGAGTGCAGGAGCTGGTCAGAGCTCTCTTGATCCAACAAATAGGAGTGTGTTATTATTGTATGATGATAAGAAAGTATTTATTGGTCATTCGATTTATATTTCTGGTTGTCTGGTTTTTATGACACATTTCCGGTACCCTACTTTCTATAGAGTGCCTTTACATCCGGAATTTTATACAATTCCAACTGTCATGGTCATGGAAGATGGTGAGTTAAGTGTGATACGCATGCCTTTAGTTGGAGTAACATCCATGAGGTTATCAAATGTGTCCTCTACCCCTAAGTCTGGTTCGAAATGTTATTTAAGGCATTATATAGGTGGTCAAGATACTCAATTGCGTACAGATTCTTGTGATGTAGGAATTAAGCTTCCCGATGAAACAACATTCGTCTATAGTGTTGACACCCAACCGGGCTGCTGCGGCGCTGCCGTAGTTCAGGATAACAAAGTTGTGGGTCTTCATTGCTATGGATTTGGAAATGGAAAGAACGGATTTGTCTCTTTTGGCCCAAAAATTTTAAAATTTTTTCGAGGCCCCCTTGAAAACAGGGGATAAATCTCTTATCCAGCACCCTGTGCTGGAAGGTGTCGACTTTGCTGATTACATTGGTCATAAACATCCTGTGGTAGATTTGTTTGCCTTTTATGGTTACATTCCCTATGGGTCGTTACCTAAGACCAAGTTAGTCAAGTTGTTCGACATCAACAATCAAGATAATTTCCGGCCGGGTCCAATGGACTTTGCTAGTTATGTTTTTGGTTTGGAAAAGTACAATCACGGACAAGTTAATTTGTGTGAAGATGAGTATAATGAAGTCCTTCTATGGATTGACAAACTCATCGGACCTTATTTGGCTCAAGTCCCTCAATATACACCCAAAAAGGCTTTCGAAGCCCTAGATCCAACTAAAGCTTGTGGTATTCCTTATAACAGGACTTATGGTCCCACAAAAGGTGATGTTCTTAAAGCTTATGGTTATGATAGTGACAATCTTAATTTATTTGACCTTGATTCATTTCATCGAGATATGATCTCTGATTTTGATACTAAGTCAATTATTTTCTCAACAACGCTTAAGGACGAGTTACGTCCATTTAGTGCAGCAACAGCATCTGAACCTGAAGTTCGCAAGAACGCTAGGTTTTTTATGCCTGCTCCTATTCAGAGTGTTTATGTTGGCCACTTATTATTTGGGGCTCAGAATGATTCTTTGATGAAAACCGTGTTTCAACATCCTGTTGCTATGGGTTTACAAATTCCTGGTGCTGATCTTATACAGCTATTTAAACGTCTTGAGAGGCATGATGGTGATTTTTATGATTTTGATGTTCCCGCATGGGATGCCAATATTGTTCTTGCCATCGTGTCGATAGTTCGGGACGTCAGAATTAAATATTCTAAAGGTAGTGATCATGACAGAATACGTCGATATTATGATGCAGTTTACGCTGGTTTTGTTAATTTCGATGGTTGTTTGATCCAAGTTAATGGTCAACGCAGTGGGCATTTGCTCACTGCTTCTGATAATAGTTTAGT